GCTGCCCTCCGAAGGCAGAGGTCACAGGTTCGAATCCTGTCGGGTGCGCCAATTTTCATAACGATATCAGTCTATTGCACGAACTATTTTTGTTCTTGGTGATGGTTCCATGCAGTTTCTTGCAGGAACAAACCGGGAAGATGCGGGCGCTTTCCGTACAAAACCCGTACAGAGATTTCCGCTTTTGTTCCGGTTTGGCGATTCCTGAGGATACAAGGCAGACCGGAATGCTCGGCATTTTTCTAGCGGTTGGCCTCATTCATCCCGCCAGATCACCTTACGCACCGTTCGGACGTCGACCAGGCGCCGGAGCCGGACGCGCTGCCGCTCGGACGCCGCCATCAACTCGAAGCTCGCGCCGATCCACTCTGTCTTGCCGCAGCGCTCGCAGCGCATGCGGATCGCGTCTGCCCACACATCGCCCACGAGCTTGAGCAGGTCGGCGGGATCGTAGAAACGCGTGATGTTGCAGTGGCCGCAGCGGATACGGACAATTTCTCCGCCGCTCACGGCCTTCGACAGGGTCCACGGGCTCGGCCCTTTTTGATACCGCTCCGGCATGACAAGAACGAATAAGGAACATTTTCCTTGCCGGTCAAGGCCAGATATGTTTTCGATGGCCCGGTCACGGATGGAGGTGGACCATGTGCGGACGCTTTACCCGACATCATGCATGGCGCGAAATCCATGCGATGTACCGGCTGACCGAGGCCGAGCGCGGCCGCAACACCGAGGCGCGCTACAACATCGCGCCGACGCAGGACGTGATCTTTGTCACCGCCGGCGACGACGGCTTTCAACGCATCCGCACCGGCATGTGGTGGCTGGTGCCGCATTGGGCCAAGGAGAGGCCCAAATTTGCCATGTTCAACGCGCGTTCCGAGGAGGCGGCCGACAAGCCGGCCTTTCGCGATGCCTTCCGGTCCAAGCGCTGTCTGATCCCTGCAGACGGATTTTACGAGTGGACCAGGGCCGAGGACGGCGGCAAGGACCCGTGGTACATCCACCTGCCCGGCGAGCGGCCTTTCAGCTTCGCGGGACTGTGGGCCTACAACCAGCCGCTCGACATCACCAGTTGCACGATCCTGACAGCCGCCGCGGGCGAGCCCATGCGCCAGATCCACGACCGCCAGCCGGTCATCCTCGACCCGGATGCCTATGACGCCTGGCTCGATCCGGCAACGCCTGTTGCCGATGCCAAGGCGCTGGACCGCCGCCGTCCGGCCAGTCGTTGAGCAGCAGCTCAGCCGCCTTACTGACCGACGACACGACATCGGCCTTGAAGTCGCGCGTGCCCAGGATCACGCGCACCGGGCTTGCGAAATAGAGGTTCGGCATGGCCGGACTCAACTCGACCGGCGGCCAGAGGTTCCGGCTTGTGCATGATCCCGCTGCGTGATTTCATCGCCAACATGGGAGGCGGGGCTCGTCAGGAGGAGGCGAGACGATGCAGTTGCATCAGAGAGGTGTCGATCTGCTCGTCAACGTTCTGGACGCTGCAGATCATATCGAGACATTGAGCCCCGAGGAAATCCGGCGCTTGCTCAAAGCGGTGGCCGATGTCATGGGCCAGATACTGGAGAGGGACGCGGCGCTGGCGCTGAAGAAGCCTATCGCCAAGGGGTGACAATCGGAGGGGAGGCCTAGCTACTGCCGGATTAGGGCTGACGGAAGCGGGGCGGCAGGCGAATAAAGGCGGCGTTGAATTGAGGGGACTGGGGGCTTGACGTAACAAAAGAATTGATCCTGAGGGCCATATTCTTAACGGTCAAGCGCGCTACAATGGCAGTATGAACGAAGCGGGCGAAAATGTAATTGCGCTTTTCACGGTCGATCAGGCATCCCGCCTGACCGGAGTGAGTCGGCGTCAACTCGCGACTTGGGATCGCGACGGCTTTTTCTCGCCCAGCGTTTCGAGCGGTGAAAGCGGCGCCTACACCCGGCTCTATTCGTTCAGAGACCTCCTTTCTCTCAAGGTGCTCAACCAACTGCGCAATGACACTCGCGTCGGCATGGATCATCTGCGTGAGGTAAAAACCGACCTGTCGCACCTTGGCGAGGATAAGTGGGTCAAGAGCACCCTTTATCTCCTCGGCAAAAAGGTCGTCATCCAGCGCGATGACGAAACGCGGCATGAGGCAGGCTCTGGCCAAGAGGTTTTCCAAATCCCACTGAGGATAATCGTTGGCGGCATGCGCGAACGCATTCGGGAAATGAACAAGCGCGGCGGCGACGAGATCGGGCAGATCGAGCGAACTCGCGGTATCGTCGGCAACAGGCCTGTCATTGCCGGCACTCGGATACCCGTGTCCGCCATTAAGGAATTTGCCGACGCCGGTTATTCCGTGGACCAAATCCTGCAGGAATATCCATCGCTCGAAAGGGCTGATGTGGAAGCCGCTATAGCATTCGAGGACAAGCGCAACGCTGCATGAAATTCTTACTGGATGAGGGGGTTCCGGTATCGGTTGGCAGCGTTCTCGAACGGGGCGGTCATGAGACGATTCGTTTCAACAACAGCGGGCTCGCCAAGGGCACGCCAGATCCTGTCGTTTGTGCCGCCGCAGAATCTCATGACGCCATCCTGATCGCCGGCGACCACGACATGAAAATGCTCGCCAAGGGTCACGGCATCACGAAAGCGCGGTTCAAGAAGCTCGGATTGGTGCGCTTCGAGTGCGAAAAGCCCAACTACGCAGCCAGGATGGAAGCGGCGCTATCGCTTCTAGAGCACGAGTGGACCAAGGTGGCAGATGGTAGTTGCGAAAGGCTGCTCGTGGTCATTGGGAAAGCCACCATCCGTACGCATCGATGATCCGCCTCGGCTCCGGCCGAGGGCTTTCGTTTCCGGCCCATCACGGCGCCTCACCGCCAGCTTCGCGCATCCCGATCGCGCTGCTCCAGTGCGCGTCTCATCGCCTCCTGCCGTCCGCAGTGATACTTCTTCGCGTAACTCGCGATCAGGTCTTCCTGGCGCTCCTCGCCCATCATCGCGAAGACGTTGCGGAAGCATAGCTCGGTGGTCGATATGGGACGACGCCAGGGGCGCCGTAGGTTCACCCCCGGAACCACGCCAGTATCTTCGCCACGCTCTCCCCGAACATGACGGTGCCAAGGGCAAGCCCGAGGATGCCGACGATCAGCCACTTGACGAAGTTGCCGACCGTTCGGATCGAGTTGACCAGACGGATACCGTCGCCAAGGGTTTCCACCTCGTCGGGGCGCAGGCCCATGAGGAAGTCCTTGGTCTTCTGCGGGAGATCGTCAAACCGATTTGCTTCGCTCATAGCGGCCTCATGGCGGTGTAGATGACGATGGCGAGCAGGGCGATGCCGCCGAGGATCAGGGCTAGGTCGGTCATTTCCAGCCACATAGCGCCGCCCCCTTGCGATTGTGAGCCAGCACGTCGCGGACCTCCGCGTCGGTCATGGTGGCGATTGTCTCTGCCGAAGGCCGGATCGGACTGGCGACGGCGCAGAACGAGCCTTTGACCGTCTGGCAGCCGGCGAGCGCCAACAAGGCAACGAAGATCAGCGTCTTGCCCATTTGCCCAGTTCCTTGCGCGCCGCGTCGGCCGGCATGGCGCCGATGTCATTGTCCACCTGGTCGCGGATATCGCGGGCTCGGGCATCTTCGGCGGCGTGCTTCTGCCGCTCCAGCTTGGCGCCGGAGAGACGGCCGCGAACGTACGTCGCGATGAAGGCGATGAGGATAGCCCCGGCGCCGACCAGATAGCCGCCCGCCTTGCCGAGCACGAGGGACAGAAGGGCCTCCATGTCAGGTCTCCCGGCCCATGCGGCGGGCAATCCAGTACCAGCCCTCGGCCACGACACCGCAAGCAATGCCGACGCCGGCTTCAACCAGCGCCGCTACATCGGGATCGCCGCCGAGCAAAGAGCCGCCATCGGGGTCAAGAAAGCCTCGGGCAACGAGGACCGCCGCGAGATAGCGCAGGGCGATGCGCACGATGACGCTGGTCATGTCAGGCTCCTTTGCGGCCGAACAGTCTTGCGAAGATGGAGAGGATCAGCGCCAGCAGGCCGCCGCGCTTCGATGCCTGCGGCGCGGGCGTGGCGGGAGGGGATTGTGGCGCCGGGGCTGGCGGGACGGGTGCGGGCTGCGGTGTGGCCAGCGCAGGCTTCGAGGCCTCCGCAGGTTTGGCAGGCGGGAGCGGCTGCGGCTTCTGGCTCGAATACCCGGCCTGCTTCAGCGCCGCCTCGAACGCCTTGGCATAGCCCGCGATCCTGGCACCGTTTGCTGCCACATCGCCATTGATAATCGCCCGCGCCCCGCGATAGTCGGTCGCCGTGGCATTGAGGTAGTCAGCGAGCTTCTTGCCGGTGAACAGGCCGAAGATCATGCCTTCGAACAGGATCGCCACGGCCACATCGGGCTGCATGGCCTTGTCCGGACTCCTGACCAGGTCGATGCCGAGCAGGTTGCCGAACCGGGTATAGTTGTCCTTGCCGGTGATCTGGCAAAGGCCCCTGCCCCGATAGGTCCAGCCGTCGTTGGGAGCCGAGTTGCCGAGCCGTCCGCCATAGACCAGATTGGCGAGCGGCTGCGGGTTGCGGACATATGGGATCGCCGCCGCGTCCGACTTAAACCTGGACGGCCACACCGCCCGGATACGAGCCGCGCTGGTGTAGGTCAGGTTCTCCGACTTCGGCTGGAGGCTCGATCCGACCTCGTGGTATGGCGTGGCCATGACATAGGACAGATGCGTCAGCGGCAGGCCACGCCGTTCACCCTCGTCTATCATGAGGTCGAGGGTTGCCACCTGCCCCTGAGACAGGGACGTGCCGAACAGGCCGCAGTCGCGCGAACGCAATGCGGCGAAGAACTTCGCGCGGTCCATGATGATGTCCTTTCAGTGGATGATGCAGGCAGCGCCGTTGACGCGGCGGAACGTGGCTGGCTAACTTTCCCGCTTTACGTGCGGGAGGTCAGTCACATGCGTTACAATTGGGAGCGGGCGCCCTATCCGTGGGAGAGGCACCCGACAGGCTGGATGATCGCAGCGGCGATTGTCGGGGCCTGCGCCATGGTGGCATGGCCGTTCGTCTAGCCCCTCCCGGCTATCCTATTGAGGTAATTGCCCAACCTCAACTGGCCAGCATAGGTTACGGAAGCTGTCGTCGCAGGCAGCAGCCCGGCCGTCGGGACACCCCCCGTGTCAGCCAAACGCCGACGACCGGGTCTCGGCCTGCACGAGAGGCTCTATCGGCTGCGCCGATAGCGCTGCTCGGAGGGGGCACTGAGCAGCAATCCCGGCTACCTGTCTGCGACCCTTTGACCGGTAGCCGGGATCTCACCTTGAATGTCGGCCTCGGCAGGCTAAGCTGGTTGCGCTGTCGTAGTGGAAGACGGCGGCACTGCCCGGCTGCCTTCGAACGGCCACCCTCCTTGGGGCGGCCGGGCACCCCTTGAAATCCGGGACAGCCGGCATAATCTGCTGGACGCTGCCGCCCGCCTAGTGGCAGTAGCCCTGCCGCCGGTCGCATGCCACTTCAGATTGGCGGCTGGGCATCTCTTGATTGTCTCCATATCCGCCGTAATATGGCCGCCGCTGTCATGTGCAGACGACAGCACGCCCGGCCGTATGCTCCACTCTGGGCTGTCTCCTGCGGCCGGGCCCCCTCCATCCCTTGCACGCGCGCGCCATCTTCGGCTATTCTTCCCGCGTTGTCAGTAACTCACTCCGACAACCTTCCCGGCCGCAAGCTTCCCCGAGCGCCATTCTGCGGCCGGGTTTTTGCGCGCCTATACCAGTTGCACGGTGTAGTCGGTGGAGGCGGCCATGTGGATGGCCGAGCCGTCGAAACTCAAACCTGTCACACCGGTATCACCGTCATAAACGGCCGATGAAGAGATCGGACACACGGTCGAGTTGACTTTGAGCCCGGTGCAACCGGCTAGAGCAGTAACGGCGTTGCCGACAAAGCCGAGTGATATCGCCCAAGAACCAGATTCCTGAATAATTATATCTGTCGTCCAGCCTGTCAGCATCGTGCCGGAAAGCGTCCCGCCTGAATCCCCGAACACCCCTGCGGATATGCCGCCAGGCCGGATGTATCCGTAGAGCCCACTCGGGTAAAAGCTCTTCGCCGTCAGCGTCCGCGACGGCGCCACGAAGCCCGACGCGACCTTGAAGAACGGCGGGGCAACAAGGAACATCACATTTCCTCCTGTTTCAGAAAGACCTCGGGATCGAGGCCGAGCGCCACAAGAAACGCAACCGAATCCGCATCGTCGCAGTAGACGCGCGGCTGATCCGGCGCAAACCACCGGGCGAAATGATCCGCATTCGTGGTCAGCGCGGCATAGGCGTCACCCATCTTCCCGGCGGCGATCAACCGGGCCTGCACGGTGCTCTTGCGCACCATCGGTCGCTTGTCCTCGACGGTGTAGGTCTCGACCACCTCGCCATCCACCAGCGCATAGGACGGTGGCCCCTTCGTGACCTTGCCTTCCGGCACCTCGAACTCGGTGACGGCAACGATGGAATAGCCGTTTTTCGCCCAGCCGGGCTTGATCGGCGAGAGCTGATTGCCGTCCGGCAGCGTGTACCGGATCGCCAGTTCTTCTTCGCCCTCGGAGAGAGACCAGACCTGCAGCACCGCATTGGTCGCTGCGAAAATGAGCGCGATTTTCATGCCGCCGCCTCCGCATACCAGCCCTTGCCCCACAGGGACGAAAGCCGCCTGAAATAGTCCTCGTACTGGCGGCTCACGGTCGCCATGGAAAACCGCCGATGCGCGTCATCGCGGATGCGGCGATGATCGAGGCTGCCGACCCGATCCAAGGCGGCGCAGAACTCCGCGAACGACCGGCACCGGAAGCCGTGCACGCCCTGCTCCACCGTCTCGGTAAAGGCGCCCCAGTCGGAGCAGATCACCGGCGTGCCGCAGGCCATCGCCTCGATCGTCACCGTGCCGAACGGCTCGACATAGACGGTCGGCGCGAACAGGCAGGCCGCCCCGGCCATCAGCGTGGCGCGGTCCTTCGCGCCGACCTCGCCGACGAAGCGGCCATAGCCGTTGCCGCGGTCACGGCCGGGACCGGCGAGGATCAGCTCGACGCCCTTGGCCTGGCAGACCTCCTGCGCGATGCGATAGCCCTTGCGGTCGATCAGCCGTCCGACATAGAGGGCATAGTCTCCGCGCTCGCGAGAGAGGTCGTACAGCCCATCCTCGATCTGGTTCGGAATGACCGCGTCGTACCATTGGCCGTCGGCGGCGCCGGCATTGCCGCCCGTCTGCGCACCATAGACGGTGTGCATCCATGCGTAGCTTTCGAACACCCGGTACATGGCGAAGGTGCCGGCATAGCCGATGCCGAACTCGACGCTGATATGCTTCGGGAAGGCGTCGGCGACCGGCTTATGCGCGTGGCCGCCGATCAGGCAGATGAAGTCCTGCGGCTCGATCCGCTCGTGCATCTGGCCGATCACGTTGGCGCAGAAGCCCCGCCAGTGCGGATGCGACCAATCGGCCTCGGTATAGTGCTTCAGGCCGACCATCTCGGCGCGGCGGCGCTCGGAGATGCACGGCACATGCTCGGCGCACGGCGCCTCATTCGCCTCGCCGGCGTAGAGAAAGACCTCGTGCCCGAGATCCATCATCATCTTCGCGAACCGAACGACCTTTTGGGTAAACGCACAAGAGGGGAAGTCGGCCGTGGTGTTGGTGTGCGGAAGGGAAACGACATGGAATCGCATTACTGGAGCGCCTGTACGATCAAGAGGGAGCCGTTGTTGCCGACAGAGACATGACAACGGAACTTGTGCCCGTTCGTCGTTGTGAAGCTGTCGCCGGACACCTTGGTGAAGCCGGACGTGGTGATCGCGCCGGCGGATGCCCCGTTCAGAATGTCGATCATGGCCGATCCGGTCACCGCTCCCGGCGCAAGCGTGTGCGCGCCATTGTTGGTGTAGTGCTGCAACGGGCAGTCGCCGACATCGAGGGTCTTCGTGCCGGACGTAACCGTGCCGAGCGATTTGGAGGTGACATCGGCGCCGCCGGTGATCGGCCCCTGGTTCTCGATGTTGTCGCGCAACAGGTTCGGCCCGGTCGGTCCCGTAGGCCCGGTGGCGCCGGCAGGACCGGTTGCCCCCGTCGCGCCAGTTGCTCCGACGACGCCCGGCGTTCCGCTCGGGCCAGTGGCACCCGAGGGACCGGACGCACCGCTAGGGCCGGTTGCCCCTGCGGGACCCGTCGCGCCAGTCGGGCCGGTCGGCCCCGTTGCTCCTGTATCGCCGGGATTACCGCTGGGGCCGCTCGGACCAGTCGCGCCCGTCGCGCCAACAACGCCCGGCGTGCCGCTCGGGCCGGTGGCACCAGTCGGGCCGGTCGGACCCGCCGCACCCTCGAAGGGGATCGGCTCCGACCAGTCGCCCGAGGCGGCGCTGTTCTTGACGAAAATGACAGCGGAGGTGATCAGGTCGCCGTCGCCATCGTTGGACACATAGGCAAAGCCCTGCGCCTCGCCGTCATAGCCGGATCGCTCGGCGAAGCTGCCGGATGCATTGATCTGGAGACCGTCGCCCTTGGGACCTGTGGGGCCGGTCGCACCGCTCGGCCCCGTTGGGCCGGTGGCGCCGGCAGGGCCGCTCGGTCCCGTGGCGCCGGACGGACCTGAGGCACCGCCCGGGCCTGTCGCGCCGGTCGCGCCAGCGCCGCCGCTTGGACCCGTTGGGCCGGTGGCGCCAGCAGGTCCGCTCGGTCCCGTGGCGCCCGTCGGTCCGTCCGCGCCGGAGGGTCCCGTAGCGCCCGTTGGGCCGGTTGCGCCGCTGGGACCCGTGCTGCCGCTCTGTCCCGTGGCGCCGGACGGACCGGGAGCGCCGCCGGTCTCATTGACCCACTGCGCCACCTTGGAGACGTCGTCGAGCGCTCGCGGGAACTCGGTCAGGTTGCCGTAATTGCCCATGCCGTGCGGGTTTTCGGGCGAAATCGGGTCCGAGTTGTACTGCGCGAGGCGGTCGAGCGCCTCCTGGACGTCGCTGGGGATCGCCATCAGATGATTTCCTTGAATTCGAATGCCGTGGAGGAGCGGCCGAAGGTGACCTGCGCCAGCGGGTCGGGGCGCGTCACCGTCGCCAGGAAGGACCGGCGCTGCCTGGTTTCGATGTTGTCGGGATCGGGGATGACGAAGACCTGGCCATCGTAGCCGGCTATCCGCTGGAAGTCGTAGCCGTCCCGGTGCATCTCCTCGTCGGGGAGATAGTCGAAGGCGAGATTGAAGACGCGCGGGTTGACGCGCCGCCAGATTTTCTCGCCGCCGGAAAGCGTGGACGCCCGCAGCGAGTTGTCGCGGAAGGCCAGGCCGTTGTTGCCGTAGACGAAATTGAACGACGGCTGCCAGGCGCGCCCCATGACGAGGCGGCCGAGATCGATATAGCCGTCCGCGTTGAGCTGATCGTCGATCTCGACCAGCCAGTTCTTTGCCACCACCGGCGTGTCGAAAACGTGGATGATCCAGATGCCACGCTCGTCGTCATCCCATGGCGTCAGGCCGGTCCAGAAGTCGGGATCGTCCCAGGGCAGCGTGTTCCACTCGGCGCGGGCGAGACCGGTCGACCAGCCGGTGTCGAAACCGGTGCCGCTGATGCGGTACTTGTGCGCCGTGGACAGGTTGGTCGGGCCGATGACGATTGCCTTCATCGCCCGAGAGCCGCCGAGCGAAACGGAGAACTGCGTGCTGGAGAGCAGCGTGTTGGTCGTTCGAGCGACCTTGTAAGGCTCCGGCACCTTGAGGTTGTTGAGCGGCAGGGCCGGAACGAACGATCCACCCGAGAGCGTCGCGACGTCGCTGAAATTGTCGTAGATGAGCAGGACGTTCTGCATTGCCTCACCCGCACCGATAGAAGACTGCGACCCGCCGCACCTGATCGGGGCTGTCGAACGTCACCGGTTCCATGGCCTGCGCCACGATTGCGGCCTCCAGCGCGAAGGTGACGGGCTGGTCCATGTCGAGCCGCTGGCCCTTGCCCGGCAGGTCGGACGTGATGATGTAGTCACCGGCGCCGATGTCGCCGCCGCGGCCGCACACGTCCATCTGGCCTTCGCCCAAGGCGTTCACGGCGACGCGGAAATACCGCCTGGCCATCCGCCGGCGCTTTTGCTTCGCAGCCTCGGTGGTCGGCTCACCGCCAAGCGCTGCGATGGGGCCGGCCTTATGCAGTTCCTTGATTTCGGAGACGACGCCGATCACCGCGCGGTCGCCGACAAGTTCCGTCCGCTCGACCTCGGCAAGCACGTTGCTCAAGCCGTTCCGGGCGATGATGCGCTTGACCCGCACGATGTCGCCAACGGCGATTTCGGCATCTTTCCGGATCACGGTCTCGTGGCACCCGGTGAACGGGAAATACCCGTCCGCCGAATAGAAGCCGCCGACCTGGGCATTTCCGGCATACCCGCCGCCGCCGGCCGAGATGCCGGCAACCAGGTGGCCGCCGCCTGTGTTCGGGTTGCGGAAGCGAGCGGCGTGGGCGTTGTTGGACGTCTTGTTGTTGACGACGTCCATCACCTCGACGTCGAATGCTCCGGTCGGCGACGGCGACAGAACCACACGGCCGGTGGTGCGCAGCGCCGTACCGCTCGGGTTTGCATTGGCCAGCAGCATCACATCGGACGCGCCGGTGCGATTGCCGGTGATCAGGGCATTTGAGCTGTCGATGACGCCGAAGGTGGCGACCAGTGCGCCGCTGGTATCGTACGCCTTGAGATAGTTGTCCGCGCCGTTGATCTCGATCCGCCGGCCGGTCGCCCCGGTCCTGAATACGCCACCAGTGAAGGTCACACCGGTGATCGTGCCGGCGAGGATGTCTCCGATGTTGGCAGAGATCGCCGAGAGGGTCCCGACACTCATCTTTGTCGGCGTGACCGCGCCATCTGCCAGCTTGGGGCCGGTGACGCTGCCATCCGGCACCGTCGCCTTGGTCGTGACCGACACGCCGCCACCGGCCGGGTAGCGCGCACCGGCATTGCCGTCCGGGTCCTTCGGGATGGCCCACAGGTAGCGCGTGGCGAGTTCTGGCAGCCCATCCACCATCAGCACGCCGACGGCCGAGTTGACCGTGCCCGCAAGGGTCGCCGAGGCGAAGTTGTTGGTCGCCGCGATGTAGATGTCCACCTTCGCCGGCTGCATGTACGGCAGGCAGGACATGGACGCCGGCGACGAGGCCATGACCGTCGCAGCGATCTGCCCCACCATGCCGACTGCCGTCAGCGCGGTGATGGTGATGTCGGATGCCATGGATTATCCCCAGAGTACCAGGTCGGTGCGTTCGGCGCCGTAGTCGTCGGTCCTGCCGATGATCACAAACGGCTTGCCGACGTCGTAGCCGAGCCGGTTCAGCTTCACCGTCACGGTCTTGTTCAGCTTCAGGATGTTGTCCGCATCGAACGCGACGCTGATGCGGATCACCTCGCGGTCGGCGCTGTAGAGCGGCAGCAGACGCGTCGCTTCGACGGCCGCGGCGCCGGACAGGGTCAGGCAGGTCTCGAACGTCAGGTCTTTCGCCAGCTTGTGCCGGACCTGCACGGATGCATCCTCGGCCTTTTCCTCCAGCCATTCCTGTTGCAGTGCGCTGCCCCGCGTCGGGTCGCCGAAATTGGCGCAGCCGGCCAGATCGCTATCTGTGTGGACGTGCCAGTTGCGATGATGCTTGACGAGCACCTTGTAGGCCGGGATGTCGTCCGGCGTGTCCGGATTCGGCGAGACGGTCACGACGTCGTCCTTCGACGTGGTGATGATGTCGTCTTTGGTGATGGTGGCGACCGGGACGCCCGGGCCGAGAAACCGCTCGATTTCGAACATGCCGAGCGCATTCGGATATATCGTAGCCCCTACCGATCCGAGGACCTGCCGGATCGCCGCGAGCGCGCTGGTCTCCGTATCGATGTAGAGGCCGACCTCCTGCGTCGCCGACGACAAGAACGCCATGAGCGAGTCCGCGTCGAGCTGGTCGGCCAGGCCGATCTTGTCCATCATCCGATAGACCACCATGCCCGGGCTACGCTCGGTCGGCGAAGCTCCCTCCAGAATGTCCGCCGTCCAGATGAACGCAGCCTTGCCGCCGGCGGTGCCGAAGGGCTTGGCCATTCCGAGTGCCAGGCAGGTCTTGTAGTGGCCCGGATTGCCGGTGGCGGCCGCCAGCGCCGCGAGGTTCGCCACGTCGCCATCGTTGATCAGCGGCACGCCGCCATCCATCAGCGCGATCATGGCAAGCGGGCTCGAAGAGAACTGCAGCATGGCGTTGTGGGCGTTGACGACGGTCGCCGGCACCGAAAAGCAGGCTCCGAAGCACAGCGGCTTCAGGTTGCCTTTCATGTCAGGCGAGCCATCGGCCGTCGCACCGGCCGAGGTCGAGGTACCTCCAAAGGTGTCCGTCTGGATCGGTATGTCGACGTCGCGGCGACGGTCATAGACCTTGAGCCGCACCATCAGCATGCCGCTGTCGCTGTCGACTCCCTCCAGCACGCCAGTCCAGACGATCTCGGCGGCCGAGAGGGGCGCCCGCGGTGACGGCAGACGCCTCAGGACGAAAGGCTGTCCGTCGAGACCGTAGCTGGACACCATGTCGTCGAGCGCGCCATCGGCGTTGGCGAGCACCAGATCGCCCATGTTGATCGACACGGCGCCGAGCGTCTGGCCCTCGCCGAACAGGTGACGGCCGAACGCGCCGATCGAGGAAATCCGGCCCTCATAGACCGTGTTCGGCGGATCGTCGTCCGGGCCGGTGACATAGCCCGAGACCGAATAGCGCAGCGTCACCTGCCCGGCGCCGGTGTAGGCGCCGATATCTATCAGCCATTCCGATGCAAGCACTGGATCAACCTGCGGTCATGGACTCGCCGTCACCGAAGTGGTTCGATGGTGGCGGGAGAAACGGGAGGACTTGGAAATGAACGACTTTCGAGACATCGACGCCGCGATCAACGCGCTGGCGGCCGTGAAGCTTCATTTGGAAGCTTACGCCAAAACGCCGAAAGCGTTTGAGGGCATCGACAGAGTTCTAGACTCCCTGTCCCCTCCAGGTGCCGAGAAAACCGACAACATTCGCGCGGGAGTGGCGGATGCGATCCGCCGCCACTTCGGCTACCCTAAGCAGGCATAACGAGCGCTGCCCATTCGTATGCGGGCTTTCCGTTGATGCTCCCATACGGGCGACAGACACCGGCCGCCAGGCAGGTCGAGTAATAGCCGAGCCGGCCGGTGGACTGCCGCAACTCCTCAACCGTGTCGAAATCGCGATCATAGCCGAGCGGCGCATGGCCATCGTACATTTCGATGCGCGAGCAGGGTCCATCACAGAAGCTGACGATCAATCGCTCCGCATCGATCACGGTGCCGGTGACTGCGCCGTCCGGAATCTTGCCGAAGGCAATTGGATATGGAGCGCCGGCCCAATCCGCCATCACTGCGGTATCGCGGAGCGCCACCGGAAATGCTTCATTCTCCGGGCTGAGTTCGCCGACGATGTACGTCCCGCGATGAATATACCCGCCCCTGGCGGCGGCAGCCTGACGAGCAAACGGCAGGAAAGGGAGTGCGGCGAGCGCCGCGAGGAAGCCTCGACGTTTCATTTCGTCCTCTTGCTGGTTTGGTGGATTGGGGCACGATGGACCGTGACCGTCAGGGCAAAGGAGTTTCTCAATGGCTGCGGCGGAATGTTCACCGCGCAGCCGACGACAAGCGGTATTGCCTTGCCTCGCATCACACTGCCCGCCGGGCGCGTACGGCAGCGCTCGGCCCCCGAGCCGCTTCGACCAGATCTCGCAGATCACGGTGGACCACTTCGTCGCCGCGTCGGCGCTCCGCCCTCATTTCGGCGACTTCCTTCCGCAGCGCCCGCAGTTCGCCGATCAATGCGGCGAGCGACACATTTTCCAGGTCCGGTTGAGCCATGGATATCCTCCGTTGAGTTTGCGCCACGGCAGTCACGCCACCTTCTGGCGCCTTTCGAGCCGGGCCGCCTTGGTCTGCTCACGCACGGCAAGGGAGGTCTCGCGCGCGGCGGCCGTCGTGGCCTGCGCGCCCGTCGCGGACACGCTGATCAACCGCTCCAGCAGCTTGGCGTTCTGCTCGCGCAGCGCCTTCACCTCGCGGAGCAGTTCGCCGTTTCCATTGTCGTTCGAAGCGCCATAGCTCTGTGCCTGCCAAGCCTGCGAAAGGATCCGGCTGGTGTCGCTGGCGCTCCAGATGCGCGACGGGCCAGTCGCCTCCAGCTCCGGCCCACGCTCGCCGACGATGCGGTATCCGCCTGCATGGAAACCGCCTTCAGCGAATAGCGGATAGCCGCGGGCGAGTTCCGGCTGGGCGTTGGCGATGAACTGCGCTCGAACGGCATCCTGCGACATGCCCGAATTGAGCATGTTGGTGTAGTAGGCGGCACCTTCAGCGTCCGGCGCACGGCCGAGCACGTCGCGATAGAGGCTGCTGACAAACGGGTCGTATGCCTGCCCGGTCTGCTGGAGCAGGCCAAGCATCTGCTGGAATAGCTGCGCCTGCTGCGCATCGCGCGCGGCGATGGCAGCGGCGTTCGCTGCCTCCGCTGCGGTGAGCGCGGCAATGGCATCGGCGACCGACATCACGCTGTCGTTGATGTCGATCAGGGGCGAGACCAGATCCTTCAGCGCGGCGAGCTGCTGCTGCGCCTCGCTGAGGCTGCTGTTCGACACGGCAAGGGCCTGGTCGAGCAGGCTCTGCACATCGTTGAAGATCGAGAAATACGCCTCCGACGTGCCATAGTAGCTGCGGGCCTCCTCCAGATAGGACCGGCTGACATCCTCGATGCGCCCAAGGGCATCTTCGTCGCCGCCCAGCGCGGCCGTCGCCGTCTCCTGGAACTGCCGCTGCGCCTCCTGGAGCCGCTGATAGGGATCGTAGGGCGACAAGTTGCTGTCGAGCTTCAGGTCGTCCTTGAACTTCTGGAGGCTCTTGATGTACGCCTCGTGCTTGCTGATCACCTGGTTGAGCCGGGACGCCTCCTCCTCATAGGCCCGGCGCAGATCGGCCTTGGCATCGTCCAGCTTGGCCTTGGCATCGGCCACGGCCGCCGCGGTGCCGGTGCCGCCGGCGCCGATCAGCCCGAGCAACGACCCGCCCAACTGCGGGAACACCGCTGCCAGTTGCGTCAACTGATCGTCGGTAAGCTCGGCCTCCTTGGCGATGTTGGCCAGCCGCAGGCCAAGCTCCTGCATGGCGAGGCCGGTATCCATGCCAAGCGCCTCAAGCTCCTGCAAATGGGTCTCGTAGGCCGTCTGCGCGTCGAGCAGGTCGTTCAAATAGCCAAAGCCAGCCAGATCGTTGATCGACCGGGTCAGGTCCGTGGTCAAATTGTTGCGCAGATCGCGCAGCGCGATGTTGAGGTGGTGCTCGATAGCCTTGGCGGCTTCCTCGGCTGACATGCCGAGGTCTTCCAGCAGGCTGGGCAGCGTGGCCGCCGCACCCTCCAGCCGCTGAATGGCCTTTTCGACCTCGGTGAATTCCTTCCCGCCCGACAGCATGGCGAGCGCCGTGGCCTGTGCGCCTTCGCGCGCCCGCTCGACCGAGCCCGCCAGGTTGTCGTTCGCAGCCTTCAGTTCCCGCGTGACCTTGCCCTGTTCGTCGATGGCAAGCCCGGCATCGGTCGCGGCGCGCTTCAGGGCTTCCAGCGTGGGATAGAGCTGCCCGCCGGCCCGCGTGAATGCCGCCACACCGAGATCAACCATCTGGTTGGCGATGTCGAGGTAGCCGGCCGTCAGTTCGTTATCGACCCAGGACCCCTCGCTCCCGGCCTCGCGATATTGGGGCTGGTAGCGGTAGAGCGTCTGCTGCGTCGTGCCGATGCCGAATTCGTTCTTGCGGGCATCGAGCATCGAGGAGAGATCGCCGTTCGCCTCGGCGAAGAATTTCGCGTCGTTCACGAACCCGACGAGGCTTTCGCGCATCTTCTCGACGGCGTCGCTGCCCTTCACAAACTCGCCGTCGAAGCCCAGGCCAGCGTTCATCGAGGCGAGCACGCCCTCGAACCCCCGGTCCCACTGGTCCTGCAGCGTGCCGAAGAACTCGTCCATGGAGGACTTCAGCTTCTCGACCATGACCTTGTTGCCAGCCTTTTCGGCCAAGGCGATGGCCTTCTGGAATTCGTCCGTGGTCGACGTGAAGGACTTTTCGAAGCTGCCCATGAAGTTGCCCGTGGCCGTCGCGATCAGTTGCGTGATCGCGCCCATCTGCGACTCCAGCTCCTGCTGGGCCTGCTTCATCTCCTGCTTTTTTTGCTTGGCCTTGCCGATCAGCCCGCCGACCAGGCCGATGATGGCGCCGCCGATGATGCCGACGGGGCCGGCAATGCCCATTGCCGCCAGAGCGGGGGCCGCACCAAGGCCAGCCATCGCGCCGCCGATCGCGCCGCTGATCGGATCGCCGCTCTGGAAGCCGCCGGCGAAGGCGCCGAGCGCGGCGCCGCCGACGCCCAACAGCCCCTGCATCTTGGTCATGCCGCCCTGGCTGGCGACGGACCCGGGCGCTACATCGTAGGTGTCCTGGAAATTATTGCCGACACGAATGCGCTTGCTGGCGTCTACCGTGCCGTCCGAAACGGCCTTGGCCAGCCCGCCGGGATAGTTGTCCATGGCCGCCTGCGTCTGCGACACATAGGACGGCACCGATGTATAGCCGTCGCTCCTGTTGCTATTGGCAGCAAGAGGGCCACCGGAGAACCAGACGGAGGCAGTGTCGGACCAGTTGCCGAACTTATCGAACGCGGCGCCCATCTTCGCGTAGGCCACCTTGTCTTGCGCGGCCTGGTTGCCGAGGAACTCCTTGATCGATAGCGATGTGCCGAGAACTTCTTTCGTCCACGGCGCTATATTTCCACCCATGATCTGATAAGCGCCATAGGCCCGGTCGCCAGCATACATGCCGCTAGTGACGACAGGTCCGACAGCGTTGTAGTTCCCGGCATAACTGCCGCTCTCGATCTTTCTGATAGCCGCCGCGAAGGTGTCCAGATTGGAGTTCAGGCTATCGACAATCGGCGGCGCAATCGTCTCGCCTATGGCCTGACCGCTGGCGCGATAGTTCGCGACCGAGGCGCTGCCGCCAACGCTCGGGGTGCTGCCGCCGAACAGAGATGACGACTTGCCACTGATATAATCGTACAGCTTCTCGGCGCCGAGCGTCGCAAACATCTTGCCAAGCTGGGCAAAGGCCGAGATAAGGTTTTCGACGAGATCGCCGCTGCTTGTCAGGGCGTCGATGAAACTGTCGAAGACGTCCTTTCCAATCTCGCCCGTCTTTTCCAGTTCGATATTGAAGCGGATCAGCCCGGCGGTCGCGTCGTTCATGTGGGACTGGTAGTCGTCCCCCCATAGACTGCGCATCGCGGCGGCTACTTTCTGCTCGGTATCGGTGCGCCCGAGCTGCTCGCGATCGAATTGCAGTCCCCTGACGAGCTGAAGCTCGGCATATTTCTGCGCCAAGGCGCCAACGGCCGCGGCCTGTTCCCCGATGGCCCGAAGCTCGTCATCGCCAATCTTGCGCCCAGCCTCTGCCGCCGCCTGGCGTGCGGCTCCTTCCGCCTGCCACTGGAATTCCAGGGCCGCGACCTGACCGACCGTCTTGCCGATCAGCTCAAACTCCTGTTGCGCCTGCAGGATATCTTCGTCGCGCGCACGGGCACGCTGGATTTCGCCCTGTCGCCAGGCCGCGTCCAGGCGCTCGCGCTCCTGCCGCTCGGCAATCAGGACTTCGCGGCGGCGCTGCTCGCCCTCGACCGGATTGCGTGCCTTGGCGAGCGCTCCCGCAGCGGCGATCTTCTCCTGGTCGGTGAGCGCCTTCACCTGCTGGGTTTGCGCGTCGAGGATGCGGTCTTCCAGCTCCCATTCGCGCTGCCGCTGCTGGAAATAGGACTGTCCGGTGTCCATGCGCTCGGATGCCAGCCGATCGCGGATTTGCTCGGTCTTCAGGAACCGCGCGTTCTCGATCTGCTGGAGATAGCCAGCGATCTTCACCAGTTCGGCGCCGAGGGCGATGGCCTGATCCGCCTGGCTCTGGATACCCTTCTGCTTGCCGATCTGCTCGACCCAGCTGTTGAACTTTTCGAGGTCGACGTTGTTGCTGGCGATCCCCACCTGCAACTGGTTGATCGGCCCAGCGAACTCCTGAAACTTGCCTCCGACCTGAAATGCCGCCTGGGCGACCTCCCTCACGCGCTCGATCTCGTTGTAGGCGGCCGTGACGTCCTTGCCGGATCGACGCACCGTCTCGAAGGCGGCGTCGAGGCTGTGGTTGAAGGTGTCGAAGTCGGCGCTACCATTGCCGGCAGACCGGATCAGGGCTTCCACTTCATCGGTGAGATCCCCGGCAGCAGCGCGCAAGTCCTTGACGTTTGCGAGCGAGCCGAACAGGCCGCGCGTCAGGATACCGTCACCGCGCATCTTGTCGGTGACTTGCTGGGCCTGACGCTGCAGCTCCCGCTGCCAGAATGCAGCGTCGCTCCTAATCGAGGCAGCGGAGAACGCCAGGCCACCGGCGTTGCCCGCGCGCTCGGCGGCGGCGGCTGTCTCGCCGTAAAGATCCTTGATCATGCGCACCGCGGCAGCATGAGCCTCAAGCTTCTTCTCAAGCTTGTCGGCGCTGTCCTCCGACTTCATGAACCATCGGATGATGGCTGCACCCGCGGCGACGGCACCAATAGTCAGAAGCGAAAGCGGACTTATGACGCTGGTGATCGCGGCAGCCAACGCGGTGCCGACACCCTGACCGCTGGCCTTCATCTGCTCGAAGATTGCCGAGAGTTGCGTACCCTGTTGCAAGGCGATCTGAAGGGGGCTCATCCCCATCGCCGCCGTTACTCCGATATCCTGGAACTGCGCGGCGATGTTGGCGGTGTTGAACACGCGAACGTTGTCGTTGGCAGCGCGTGCCGCCTTCGACGCCGCCGCATTTCGCAGCAAAGCCGCAGTGTTTCTATCGATGTGACCGGTCTCGACCTGTAGGTCGCGGTTCACCGCTGAAACAATTCCCGCGAGCTGGGTTTGGCCGCTCGCCGCAAGTTGCGCGGCATCTCCGGCAAACGCCAGCTTTGCGGTCATGCCGGCGATGAGCTGCTGCGCCTGCGCTTGGTCGATCGCCCCCTTCTCCAATGCAGCGTTGATCCGGCGTAGACCCTGCTCGTATTTTACCTGGTTGGCGAAGCCGTCCACATAGCGCATGGACAGCGCACGGATGCCGTCTCCCGATCGGCCGACCTTCACATCTGTCTGCTGGATGGATTCGCCGAGACCCTTCACCGCGGCGCCGGCGCGCGAGCTGGACTGCTCGATCGCGGTGGCGCCGGCCGTGAAGCCGTCCGCATCCAGTTCCGCGGCGAGGCGCAGATTGCTGAGCTTGGTGACCATAGGGCTCTCGGGTGCTTCGTGCGGCGTCTTGCCGATGGACAGGCCGCCGTCCCGGTGATTTGATGATCAGCGGGACGGAGGGAAATCATGAAAATTACCCATATTGCCACGCTGGGCGCGGCTGCATTGCTCGTTGGCTGCGCCTCGAAATCAGCCGATATCCAGGCTAGCTACGTGTCGCCAATCCTGTATCAGAACCTGACGTGCGAGCAGTTGGCGCTGGAAGCGCAGAACGTATCCAGCCGCGCTATCACCGCGTCCGGCCAGCAGGACAAGAAGGCTGGCCAGGACGCCGCAGCGGTCGGCGTTGCCCTTGTGCTGTTTTGGCCGGCGGCTTTCCTCGCCCAGGGTGACGGAGCCACCGCAGCAGAGGTCGCCCGCCTGAAGGGCGAGATGGAGGCCATCGAACACGCCTCGATCCAGAAGAATTGCGGTATCGTGTTCGAGAAGCCGCCGCCGAAACCGGCAACCAACCAGAAGGGAAAGACGCCCTACCCGTAGAGCAAGTCTGCCTCTGGCGCGCCACAAACTCAGCTATCGATCCTGCCGGTCGAGCGAATTCAAGTCGTCGTGGTTGCCGATGAACTCGAAGGCGTAGAAGTCTTCATCGATCTTCAGCATGGCGATCCGAAGATTGTCCGCATTCGTGCCGACGCGGATCGAATGATATCTTGAGTTCACACGTTGCTTAAAATCGAGACGCGCCGCTGAGCAATCGGAGAGAAAAAGGGCTACCGCGTCCTCTACCAATTTCCGCTGAGTTGGTGTTAGCCGCTTGTATCGTCTCAGGAACCGCTTTCGGCGGTCGATCCTCATGACTCGGCCATCATCCGCTTGAACCAGGCTTCGACGTCGTCGCCTGGTTTCAGCACATCGCCGGAAAGGCTATTGTCTGGATCGACTTCCGATGCCAGCGCCTCCATCTCGAAATGAAGATCGATGGAATGCTGGGCATCGCGCTGGGCCGGATATGTGACATATGCCAAGGCCCGCTTGACCCATTCCTCCGGCTGTCCCGTCGCCTTGGCCACATCCGGCACGAGACGCCTGACCATATTGAGAACGGCATCGTGGACGGCTCGCTTCATGTCGGAAAGCGCCGCCCGCTTGTCGATTGCAGCATCCAGGGCCGCGATGTCGCGGTTTTCGGGCGACTGCGCGAGATATGTCTCGCGCAACACTTTCAGAGCGTCCCACTCCGCTTTCGCCTGATCTTCGAAGCGCGCTTTCGATGCGGCGTCCTCGGCCTCCAGGCGGCGCATGACCGCCGCCCGGTCTCCGAATTTGGAAATTGCATCTATCACGTTGCTCAGAGCGGCTTCGGGATTCGCGTCACTCACCAACGGCGTATCTTTCAATGCCGGCGCGGCCATATCACTCTCCACTTATGGAAAATGTAGCGCATTCCCGCCCTCTATTCAAAGGGAGCCATCTGGGACCGCCAATTTCACCGCTGCCGCCGAGCCTCCTCCATCGACTTCCGCTCCTTGGCGCGCTCTGCACACCACGTCAGCCATTCGCCGTCGATCGCCTTGAACAGAGCCAGGAACTCGTCGAAATCGTGGCCCACGATGCCGTAGCGCTCGGCGTAGTCGCTGATGGAGGAGAAGAAGACCGGCATTTCGCCGCCCATGGCGAGATAGGGCCGATCATACCGTAGCGTTTCCCACGCTTGCCAGAGCTGATTGTGCCACTCCTCGGGCTCCGCATCCTCCGGCATCTCGGCGAGTTCCGTCTCCGGAACCTCGCCGGGAAACTCCTCGGCAAGCTTCGTCAGCCAGTCGGCCTGCTTTTCTCCTTCGAGCCGCCATCGGAGTTGGACGCGGACTTTTTTCCCGCCTCCTCCACGAACTCGGCATCGCTCTGGCCGATCAGGGCGGCGCAGTAGAAAACGGCGTTGACCACCTCGCGGAAAGCCCAGTCGGAGAGGATTTCATAGGCGCGCTCGGGCGTGTATTCCTCGTCGAGCCCGCGCCAGCCGTGCAGGATGTGCTTCGCGAGGATCTTTCCCAGTTCCGTGGTGCGCACGCTTTCGGGGACGTCCACGCCCTTGTAGGACTTCGCCAGCCGCTTGTTCATGCCATTGCGGGCGGTCACGAACTCAGGGATCTGTGTCGAGGACACGTTGAACTCGACGCCCGGCCATTCCGGATAGGGAATCCAGTCGCCGGTCTTCTCGCGCTCCAGGTCGACCCGGAGCGAAGCAAGCTTGATGGTCATGTGATTTTTCCTTGTCGGGGAGGGATGCGGCGGCGCCCGACAACGCCGCCGCCCTTACGCGCGCAAGCAGGTCCGTGTCGGCGGAAGAAGGATCACCCCTCGAAATATTCGAGGCGGTCGATGATGCGGTGCGCCGATGTCAGCTCGTCTTTCGACGCCTGGAACGCCAGGTTGAGCATGACGTCCTGGTTCTTGCCGCCGGCGGAAGGCGTGCCGGCGGTGAACGTGGCGCGCGGGATCGCATCGATGAACGCCTGCCCGCCCTTGGTGGTGCGCAGGTTGATGCTCCCGGGCTGGCCATCGATCAGCTTGGCAAAGAGGGCATTCGACCCGAAGAAGGTCTCCAGTGTGCCCTCTACCTGGCAATCCCCTTCTCCGATATCGACAGAGCCGACATTGCCAACGGCGGTGATCGGCCGCAGGTTGTTGTTGTGCGTGATCTGCGCGCTACGCACGAAGTTGGGCGCCGCGACGGCGACGCCGGACTCTGCGATGCGCCCCACATTGACGTTGGCCGACAAGACCGGGTTGGACGTCGGCGGCTCAGGCGAGGCATCGAGCGAAGCAGTGCTCTGTGCGCCGGTAAGCCCCTGGAAAGTGAAGGAGCCGGTGATTTGCTGTTCGGTCGTGTAGTTGAGTTCGCCCTGGCCGGCGACCATGCCGGCCTGCACGATGTAAGTGGGCACGGTCTGGCCCAGGAACCCGCGCTCGATGGTCAGGGAGGAGCGGGCCACGCCGTTCTTGATCTGGTCGCCGAAGAAGACCCGGATCGTCTTGGTCGTGCCGCTGTCGGTTGTCCAGCCGGCAGGCAGGTTGTCGAGGGTCAGCTTGTTGGCGGTGATCGCAATGATGCGCGCCCATGCGTTGGCCCGTTTGGCAGCACCGCCGCTGACGAGGAAGGCGAAGGTGCTGCCGTCAGCGGTGCCTCCGATCTTGATCCACTGCCCGACGCGCAGGCCGAGCGTGGTGAAGTCGAGTGCCGTGGAGCCGAGACCGTCGGCCAGCGCCGTGATGTCGCCCGAGGCGCCTTCGAAGCCCACCACCTTCATGCGCGCGGCTGTGGGAGGCGCGGCCTCCGCGGCGAAGTTCGCGCCCAGCATCGCCGGCACTGTGGCGCTGCCGGTCGTCACCTTGAACACGCCGTTGTTGGCGGCATTCGTGAACCCGGTCATGCGCACGAGCTGGCCGGCGACGAAGGCCGGTCCCGCCGTCACCGTCACCACGTCGGTCGTGTCGGCCACGTCGGTGATGACGCTATCGGGGGTGCCATCGTTGTCGCGCTGAGGGGTATTCTGCCATGCGCTGAACATCAGCGACTGGAAGAAATCACTGAGCGGACTGTTGTCGACGGGATAGCTCAACTCGAAATTGATGGCGCCGCTGTTCTGCTCGTTGACCTTGATGGGGTCGGAGTTCATGCGATCGTCGCGGAGTTCGTTCGAGCTCACGAACTGCGGTGCATAGGACAGGCTTTCACCGGTGATGCGCGCAGTGCGCATGCGCGGCGGGTTGGGCGTCACGCCGAGGTCCTGCTCGCGGACGGTCGTGAGGCGAAGGCGGTTGGAAGAGGTCATGTCAGTGCTCCATGGCAAAGCGGCCGCCAGGCACGCGCCGGACGGACAAGGCTGGCTGAGATGGCGGTGAGGCTACGGTTTCGGCCGGCCCGCCGGCTTCCTGGGCGCCGAAGCGGAAACGGGCTGCGCCTTCGGCTCCTGGATGAAGCCTCGTTTCAGAAGATCGTTGAACGTATACGGCTCAAGATCGTCGGAGGGGACGACCGGCGTGCCGACGGACAGACGACGGCGAAGCGTCTTGAACGGTTGCGTCACGATGGCCATCAGTCGTCCCTTTCCCATTCGATTGTCACCGTCATGCGGAAATAGTTGCCGTCCTCGGTTCCGGGCTCGCCGGCGCCGATCGACATGTCGCGCGGCCGGACCCCGGCATCTTCATTGCCGCGGAACAGGTCGACGATCTGCTTGGCATAGGTGCGTGCCTGCGCCGTCCCGCTGCCGCGCGGGGCCATGACGTGCACATAGATCTGGCCGATCTCACGAAAGAGATTTTCGCCTTGGGGATCGGCGCCGATGGATGCCTGGTTATAGAAGTCGCCGTACACCTCCACCAGCAGGAAGGGCGCAGGAGGTTCAGGGAAGTGCCACTTTTCGTTCTCGAAGTATATCGGGGTGACCGTCCAGTTATCGCGGAGATAGGTCTGGATGCTCGTGAAGGCGGCCGGGCTGGACATGGCTCACCTGTTGAGGTTCAGCACGATCGACGGATAGGTGAGCGGCTGACCTGCCGCAGTATCCTTCCGGGGCGCGAGGTGTTTTCGGCCGGCACGAAACGCACTCGACTGACGCGATTGTGCAGCCATTCGGAGCGGCGCGCCGCCTTTGAGGATGTACGGCATGGCTGGGTGGACACCCTGACCGATGCTGAGAAACACTGTTTCGGCTTGCACGATCTCGCCATACCGGCTGTTCAGCAGCCGCTTGGTCCCGTCGAAGAGACGGCGACGCGGGACGCCAAGCAGGCCGGCCTCCGCCTTACGCACATAGGGCTGGAAATTGGTGATGATCACTTCCGCCTCGGCCGGGACATCGGCGAAATCGGCGATGATCTTGCCGCCGACGATGACGATGAACGACGAGGCGAACCGGCCACTCTTGCGCGGACTGCGCTTCTGCAGCTCGGCCAGCGCGAATAGGATGACAGGCTCCCACCAGATGAATTCGTAGATGATAGGCCCGGGCGCTTTCACCGCGCTTTCCGGAGCGCCTTCGACGCGATTGACGTACCGTCGATAGTTGGGACTACCTTCCCCGCTGCGGATCGCCTCCGCCAGTTCCTCGCGCGCAAATCGCGCAAGTGCTGCATTGATCTGGTCGGGTGCAAGATCGGCGACCGCCAGCCGCAAATCGCGATCGAAGGTCTCAAACCTGGCCATCAGGGCGCGCCCCGCACCATCAACTCAAGGCGCACCAGAACGTTCGCGAGCATCTTGCGGCGCACGAAATAGACGCTGCGGGTCCGACCGCCCAACTCCGTCCAATCATCCTCCAACGGCTCGCCGAAGGCCCCGAGACCAGTTGGTGACAGGATGATGAGGCTGTCGCCCTGCTTCGAGTTGCCTACGAACTTGGTCGGGTCGATGTCGGTCTCGTAGCCCTTCACGGTCACCGTCGCCAATGGCGCCGAAATGTCGCCGCGCTTCAGCACGAGCGTGGAACCCCGCCGCGCAATGGCAGCGTCCAGCCGTGAGATCGCACCCGCCGGGGTGTCAGAAAGGTCCACCATCACCCGATCGCCCTGTTCATGAACCGCTCAAGCCGAGCCGAAAAACCTGCCGGAAACCCCGTCCCATCCGAAGCCGCCAATCCGCCGACCCAGCGCTCGGTGCGGACGCTGTCGACGCCGTCGACATCGACCGTTGTTGCCTTGACCAGCGGATCGGCCGACGCTTCGCTGAGCCTTATGCGCGCGAGATCGGTGACGATGCCGGAGAGGCTGGGCGGGACGATATCGAAACCGGCATCGTAGGCGACGACGGTCTCTCGTGCCTGCCAGCAGGTCCTGCGGCCATCCACCCAGCGCTCGACCAATCCGGCCTCGACGTCAACCGAGCGGGCGTCGAGCGCGATCTCCGCGCCATTCTCGGTCACGGTGACGATCTCGACATTGTGCCGGCGCGCCAGGA